ATCTTTACTCCGAAACTCTATAGAAAAGAACCAACAAATAAATAAAATATGAAACTCTTTATAGTACGGGTCAAAGTCAATACCAAAGCCCCATAACGTACCAATACCTGTAAAGAACTTAGGCTTGAGCATGGTCGCCCCCTATCGGACACTTGTCTACACAATTCCACACTAACTCCATGTAGGCCTTGCCTTCAACCTTACGTATCTCAGTATAGCAATCGGCATCATGGATAGGTTCTTTCATTCTTCGTCCTTGCCAAATGGATTAGGCCCACCCAATGACTCCGACAGGCGCCTAATGGCGCCATCTACCTTGCGGTTGGCTGTTGTATCTGATACAGACATAGCCTCAGCCATTTCCTTATAAGATAGTTGGTCGAAGAATCTTAGCCGTAGTACCTTGCGGTCCTCCTCCGACAAGCGAAGCAAGCAACGGCGGATGTCAAACAACTGGATAACATAGTTGCCACCCTCGGCAGGGTTGCCCATGTTCGATACCTTCTCAGCCTCAATGGGTGAGGTAGTCTCGACATCTTCATTGAGTGCATAGGGCAGCAAGTCCTCGATGGTGGCACTGTCGTAGTACTGCTCATCACGAATCTCATAGCCCAACTTCTGTGCTTTGATACGGCGACAGTATTTATCAGCGTGGCGAGTAAGCGTCTTGCCTAACTTTTTCACACCCATCTTGTACTCGTCAGTACCTGGCTCAAAGTTTAGCCACTCAGTAATCTTATCCTGGCGACGCAGAATCCACACAGTTAATTCCTGGACTACATCCTGAACATCAAAGTATGTATGATAACGGCGATGCACCTTACGTGCTACGACTACTGCAATCTCATGCAAGTCTTCAAAGGTTGCGCTCATTGCTGCCTCATCAGATACGCCATAAGTTTCACGAGAATATTCTTGCCTTCAAAATAACCCAGGCGAGTATTGCAATTCATGCACAACAATCCTCTCACCTGCATAGTCTCATGGTTATGGTCAACTGCCAATGCGTGTAGTTTACCATCTTTGGTGAGATTCTCAGGCTTTTCGCAGATGGCGCAGACGCCATTCTGCTTGGCAAAGATAGCCTCGTACTCTTCAACAGTAATCTTGTAGCGAGTCTTGTAGTTGTGCCTACGCTTTGCCTCGTAAGGTATCTTCTTAGTCATTAGGATGCGCTCTTATCTCCGCTTAGGATTCGCAAGGCCCAGTCAAGCCCAGCGTTAAAGCCTTCCATCCAATCAAAGTCTTTAGACTCCAATGGGACGCTTGTCTTAGCCGCCTCAATCTTGTCCTTAACTTTGTTCAGGTCCATTACTTCGGCCACTTACCTCGCTGAACCATGAGTGCAATGACAGCATAATTAGCCATGTCCTTAAATGAATCCTCAACAGGCTCGTGTTTAGGTGCCGAACCATGACGATAAAGATTCTTAAGACGCTCAAACTTATCGCCAATGCGCACCATAAGGCCGTTAATAGGACCGCCAAAGGCATTGTTAATATTACCAGGACCATAGTCCATCTGCTTCGAGATAAGGAGGTTGCCGATTTCATCCATTATTTCCCAGACAGCGGACGCGAATTCGGTATCTGAACTAACAACTGGTTGCTTGTCTTGTCCAAAGAGATAACTTTCAGCCCAATTGACTGAATCAATTTGATTGCTAATTCGATGTCCTCGCTCATTCATCATCATTCTCCTCTGGTGCAAACACACCTGCGTAGTAATAGGACTTGTCTTCGTAATTCAATATGTATCTGTGCAGAAAAATACCATCTTTGCTTTTCTCCTGCAGGTCAATCTCATCTAATACCCAGAGCATCTCAGGCACTGGCGAGCCATCCTTTGGCCCATACATAAACGTTGGGTATCTAGTTGCCACGCTGAATCTCGATTAAATCATTAATAGTAATCAAGAATCCCTTGCTTGGATTTGGTTCAATCTTATTGCTGATGGGTCTACCATACTTATCAATGGCTTTCTTCAAGTCATCTGTTGATACGATGATGACCAGGCCTTCAAGAACAAATGCCCAACGGTCTGCCTTTGTCTTCATCAAACCAGACTCAACCCAGTTGTAGGTAGAGCGAGAATAGAATGCCGTCTCAATATAGATGTTGCCAGTCTCAACCCAGCGCCTGTCTCGCTTGACTTCGACAGTCACACCGCCAGTGAGAATCTCACGGACGAGGACTTCACCTTCTCGGCCATAGGCAAAATCTAAATCAAAATCAGATAGGTCCGCCACTGGCCTCAACCTCTTCTTCTATCTCTCGCAAGATGTATTGGACTATCTCTGGGTTTTCCTTGAGCATATCTACTACATGGTAGCCAACGATGTCGCAAACTTCCTCAACATCAAAGCGCTTACGAGTAGACATCGGAGTCTCAAAGATAATGGCATGAGTAATCTCATGCACAAAGACACGAATTAATTTATCCTCTGGCAAATCAGGGCGTAACTCAATGGTGTTAGTCTCAGATGTAGTCATGCCATATGCATCTTTATCTTCAAGGGTGTACTTAATCTTATACTTCTGCCCGAAGATTTTGATGGAGGTAGGCCGCTTCATGCCGCTAGTCGTTCCTCAAACCATGAATTACCATGCTGTAAGTATACCTCATTCACGTCCGTATTGTCGGGTAAGTGAATGATTTCGGCTTTGTCTAAATCTTCCTTAATTCTTTTGGCAAGTTCCTGCCCAGGATTACGTCCATCCTCTTTAACATCGTTGTCTGCGAAGATAAGTATGCGCGAGTACGACTCGAATAACTTAGGAAACCAGGGTTTCCATTGAGATACACCAGCCACCCCAACGCTAGGTATGCCTGCGCAACCCGATAGGATAATGGTATCAATCTCGCCCTCGCATATGGCAATCGTATCGTTCTGCTTATGCAAATCATTAACATTAAACAGGCCAATCTTTTGGCCCGTAGGCCAAAGATACTTTGGGGTACCTTCATCTAATCTCCTAAACTTGATACCCACCACACCAGCGGGAGTACGATAAGGGATGGAGAGCATACCTTCAGCAAGTTCATGGCCAGCACTAGGCTCCACGACGCTTCCAAGAAGGAACGTACGGCTTACTTCCTGACTGATGCCTCGTGCCTCTAGGTAAGAGGCTGCCCGTGGCGTTAGATTGTTGGAGTATCTTTCGGCTGCTTCCGTGAGCAATAGCCTCTGCTTTTCGTTTAGCATCTTTGAAATCCAATCCTTCCTTTGCTTGCACTAATGTGTATACATCTCCGAGCACCTGACAGACGAGACAGTTATATGCCTGGTTATCAAGGTTATACGCTGCGCTGCTGTGGGTATCATCATGGATGACACACTTGCAGGCTATCCACCCATGCTTGTCTATGACTGTCAGGCCATAGTGCTCAAGCACTGCGCCAAGGTCAGGCTTAGATACCACCTTGTACTCTCAACCACTGGTCTAAATCTTGGATGACCCATGACTGTTCAAGCCCTGCCATACGGCGCTTGACGATGACATAGGCTGGTGGAACAGCATCTAGGTTGCGTGCCTTGGCATAGTTAAAGGCTTCTGTTGTAGCCTCGCGCCAGAACTGTGGCAGGTCCATCTTGGCCGTTGCCTTCAACTCAAAGATATACGGTTGGCCTGCAACAATGCATACGACGTCACCCTCATCGTCTTTGCCTGCCAACCGTAATCTCTCTGCATTCACCCCTTTAGAGCGAAACCATTTGAGGATGCCTGTCTCAAACAAAGCACCTTTGCGCTTATTCGCTGCGCTCATACATAAACTCCTCTACTGGTACACGCCATCCATTAATAGATTCGTCACGGTACTTATCATTCATAAAGTGACGTGGAGTAATAGAACCATAAACCTCAACTTTGGTGTAGTACTCTTCATCTAAAATCTTTGTACCAATAATCAACTTGTTAATATCTTTAAGCCAAAAAGGAATTGCTAAGCGAGTACGAATTGTGCGAACTTCACCCAACTCGCCAACATCTGACAGATTTTTTCTTTGTGGGTGCAACGCATTTGGATACCAAGGCACTGACCATGTTG